TATACTTGTTGAACATCTGTTGCTGATGGTATTTGATTTCTTGATACAATTACTTTTGCTATGTTTCCAAATCGTGAAGACATATTCATTGTTCTGGCTTCATAATCTTCTTTCGTCACACATCTGTTTTGTGTTGTAAAAAATGCTTTAGCCTTTTCTCTAATCTCATCTGTATCCTCTTCATCAGCCCCACCCCTCGCAGGAGTTTCATTCGTAACACCACCAATATCCGCTCCACCATCAACTAATTTAGTTGGTGTTCCAATGATTGATGTCAAGTCACCAACTGAAGCGTTGGCTTCAATACCACCACCAATTCTATAAGTTATGGTAAGAGTTGTTTGTGTTGGTGTTTCACCAAGTGTTGAATACTCATCACCTAACAACGGGTCAATTGAATCATTTAAATCACCTTGTTGACCAGGTATGATTATCCCAACTTGTTCTAAATCTAAAAAACTATCATCAATAACACTACCATTTTTTAATATTCCATTACCGAAAACTAATGATGTTGAGTTATCTGTATTTGTTTCACGAGTAAATCTTTTTAATGTTTTTATATATTGTAAAGAGTATGGTACTGGAACATCAGCTACATAATCTGTACCATCTATATTGGTATAAGCATTGTCTCTTAATTCATCTTGAGCATAATGTTTTTTAACAGGTACTTGGTCTTGTGCTAAGAAATCAACTTCATACCATTCATTATTATTTGAATCTTTACAAGATATAATATCAATAACATTTGTTTCTGGTAAGGTTATTCTTCTAAATTTTTGCGGTGATGTTATTGTAAAAGTTTTTGTTTTAGTTTCACCACTAACAGCTCTTACCTTTCTTGTTAAAGTATAATCAGTTGTCAAACCATCAGTAGCAGTATCAATTATCGGTGAACTTGTATCTGAAGCTTCACCATTATTTAGAGATGATGTTACTCTAAAATCAACTACATCTAATGTTTCAAAATACAAATTTGAATTAGCACTTGATTGAACTTTTATTCCTTCTTGAAAAACACTAGCATTTGAATAATCAACTTGTGCTCTATTGGTTGATAGGGCATTAACTTCTGATGTAAATGATAATTCAACAAATGATGGAACAATTGGTTTAACTTTATACCCTAACATCTTAGCCATATTGATTATATTTCTTCTCTCCTCAGCTAATGGTAATAATAATTCTTTATATTGTTGGTCTATATAAAATGATAATACATCACCCACATAAGCAGACATTTCTATTAACATCATTCCTGGCGATGTTTCGTTAAAATCTTTGTATGTATTTGGGAAATATGCTTGAGCATAATTCACTAAAGATTGTTTCAATGCATTGAAATCTTTATTTAAATAATTTACATTTGATTCTTTAAAATCTTTTTTTCCATATGTTGGCATTATTTACTCTCCATTAGTATCCACCACCTCCACCTCCACCAGCGGCGCCACCTCCTCCACCAGTAGAAACGTCAGCTGATTGATTATTAGTGTCGTTATCAATTGCTATTTGAACTGACTCCAATGTATTTGGGTCTTGTTTTATATTAAATAAAATATCTATCACTATAGAATTTGCGTTCGTACCATTTTTTAAATTTATGTTTTGAATCTGAACAAAGGGTAACCAAAAATTAAAAGTAGAGGAAATACTTTCTTGAATTTGTAAAAGTGTTTCTTCTGTTATCTGTCCAAATAAATATTGTCTTAAATTAATACCAATGTTAGGTTGAAATAATCTTTCACCTTGATTAGTGTTTAATAAATTTCTTATATTGTTTTTTACAGCCTCAATGGTTGTTGAAGTGGTTGCAAAAAATCCATCTTTATCATTACCTCTACGAATTGGTAAATCAATACCAACTCTGACATTAGTATCATTATCTTCAATGTATGGTTTCCTTGATGTATCTTTAACAGCCATTATAATAAATCCTCAATGTCTTCTTTAAATAACTCTACAGCCGTGAAATCTCTGATACCATCTAAAGTATTTACATCAAATTCATCTTGTGAATCCGGGTCTCCACCTATGAAAACATATCCAGTTGAATCCAATACACCTGTAGTTCCACCCGCTTTATTAACATCTATGGTTTTTGTTAAAACATCACTTGTTGGTGCTGAATTACTTAGTATTCCAGGTGAGGTTGTATTACCTGGCCCACCAGAAGTAGCAACAGTAATTCCAGAATTAACAGTAACTGTTGGAGCAATATCAGCTTCTTGCGGTCCGATATTAAAATCTTCCAATACGACTGGAGCAGTTAATTGTGTAATTCTAAATTGACATTTAAGTAAAAAATTAACAATTGCTTCTTTTGTTAACTCAGCCTCAACCTCAATAGCAGAACCCGCTGATGTATCTATATCATCTGGATTTGCGCCAGCCGCTAACGCTGATTGTTCTTTAGCATCAATTAAATCTTGTTTTAATCCCATTATTATTTTCCGTATTTTTGGTTTTGTTTTTCTTCAGTTCTTTTTAAAACCTCTCTATAATCTTTATTAACAAATTGTGACATTGGGTCACTTGAAGGAACTTGTTGTGGTGTTGTATTCATCATATCACCATATTGTCCACCAACTAATTCATTCATTCTATCAGAAGTAAACTCACTACCACCTAATGTTTTCCATTCACCATCTTGAGCTGTTTCATTCAATACATCGTTTAATATTTTATTAGATGTAAAACTACTGTTCTGTGTTCGTTTTTTTGGTGTCATTGGTTTAGAAGTTTGAGTTGGTTGTTTTAATTCGGTTATCACTTCCTTGATAGCCATCGCAACTTCTTCTCTAACGACTTGTCTGATTATAGTTTTAATATTTGTTTTTTTCTTTTTCATAATTACCTCTTATGTTTATCCTCTGTCATTTGGTTCTATAAAATGATGTTTACTTTTTATAGCATCAATTTTTTGTCTTAATGGGTCTAATACATCTTTAAGTGGTGCTCCAAGATAAGATAATTGTAATGGAAAATATTGATTTGATGTTGTTTTTTCTAAAATACTAAATAACTCATCAAAAATATCAAATAATTTATTTCCTAAAACCATCGGCTCCATTAATGATTCTGTTTGCTCTTGCCCCTCAGCATTTGTAGTTGTTCTACTATAATTAGGTTTATTAACATCACCTAAATATGTTTTATTAGCCTCAATTATTAAATTTTTATTTGTAGATATTGATAATGAATTACCTGCACCAACATGAATATCGTTTTTAGCTGATAAATAAATGTCACCATTATATTGTTCATTACCTCTTGAATTAAATATAATTCTATCTGAATTTATGAATACTTGATTTTTATCATAATTATATAAAACTTGATTCACATCATCAACTTGATTAATTGATTTTACAACTTTTGACATTAATCGTTGATTACCTTCAACCCTATCAGAACCCAATATAAATGGAATTGGTGTTCTGGTCCAAGTCGTATCATCATCAGGATTAGGTTTTTCTAATTCAATGTATTGTCCAAAATGTTGGTCAATTGAACCTGAATTAATTACGCTTATTATACTCCCATCAGCATTACTTTCGTTATAATTATTTGAATGTCTACCATTAGAAATAAAAATGTATGGGTTTTTATCTCTACTTCCGATTCTTAAACTATTCCCATGCCTACCTTCAAACAACATGTCACCATGTGTTTCATTAATTGCTTCACCTCTATCCAATTCATCTTTTATAGGTTTCATCATTCTATTATGATTTACTTTTTTGAAATTCAATGATTGCCCCATCATTGTTCTTTTTTCATCAGTTGTCATTTTAACAATATCTGTAATTGGTTTTTCAGGCACGAACATAAAATCATTATTAAAGTTTGGACTGTTTTGTGTATTCAATGGTCCAAGATAATATTTTATGCCTCCAATTTCACAAAGTAAGACAGGGTCTCCTTTAGCAGGCACATCAACAAAACCTCTCATAAGTGGAAAGTATCTATCAGTATTTGATAAATCTGATTTTCTTCTTTTAGGTTTATTTGTGATATGTGGCATAGCTAATATTGTATTTGTATATTCAGCTTTATTAAATGATTGAAAACTTCTATCGGATGTAACAACCTCAGTAACAATACCTGGTACAAATTGTAGATAATAAGGAACACTTATCGGTTCACCAAAAACACCTGAAACTGTTACATTGTCCGCTCTTGTAAATGTTGATGCCATTAGTTAGTCCCCAAATCAATTGTTTTGTTTTTTGTAGCTTCAAGTCTTTCACTTTCATTTTGTAAATCATTGACAGTATCTTGAAGTGTTCCCATTAATTCTTCTTTTTCCTCATCTGATAACAACATAGATTCATCAGATTCACCACTTGATTTACTTATAATTCTTTGTAGTACACCAGCTAATTTTACCAAGTGTTCATCGTTACGAACAGCCGTATCCATGTATTCTTTTATAATAGGTGCGACCAGCACCACATCATCAATCGTTGTAATGAATCCGTGTATT